ACTCTTCTTTATTGATCTTGATAATTCATTTGCTAATTGAAGATTCGCATTTGTAACTGGAGTATAAGGTATAACAGGTTTAATATCTGGTATTTGTACGGCGGTCGGTTCTTGAGTTGGTTTTTTGAATATTGTTGGTCCTCCATCTTCTGGTTGGAGGTTCTGAGATCTTTCTTCTATTGATTCGGGCACTGTAGATTCTATATTTAAACTTGGAAGGTCTGGTGGCTCTACAGCAGATTCTTTCATTTTTCTTTCAATATCAGAAAGTTTATTATCTATATTTCCTTCACCATCTGTTTTCTTATCTATATCTTTAGCAACTTCCAATGCTACGCCAGCAGCTTTATCAACGCTCTTGGATGCCTCATCAGATTCTTTTTTGACTGTTTCTAATTGTTTATTTCCTTCATTTTCAATTTTGGACGCATCTGATTGTAATTTAGATTTATTTTCATCCATCATTTTCATATTTTCTTCATGTGATTCTTTTTCTTGTTTTTCCAATTGACTCTGCAAATCAGAAACTTCTTTTGATGATTGTGCTTCAAACTCATCTGTTATCTCTTTTTCTTTTTCTACAAGATCTATATTAAAAGGAGAAGAAAGGCCAACAAGATCTAATAGATTAGTAATTGCCTTTCTCGCGTTATCTAAAACTTTTTCTTCAATCATAGATATAAAACTTATAAACAATTCTTTCATACTTGCCCACCCGAAGCCAATAATATCAGACCATATAGTTTTAAAATTGACAGATGAAATAAATTTGAATGTGGTATTCAAAAATTTATTGAATTGTGTAATTGTAATTCCAAATATAGAAAATATTACATACTTTAGTCTTTCTGCATTTTTCTCACTAAATATCCAATCAAACAAATCAGTAAACCATCCTGTTATCGTATTAAATATTCTTCCAAACCAAGTTCCGCCCAAATTTTCAACCCACGCAGATACAATTTTATCAATATGGGACCAAGCAGAACCAAATATTTTTTTCAAATGTGGAATAGCCATTTTAAATAACGAAAATCCTACAATTCCAAGTCCTATTGTAATAGGAATTAATAATAATGGAGATGTCAAAGTTTTAATTAAAATTTTAGATAAAATTCCCATAGCTTCTTTGAAAGGATATGCTAATACAGAAAATATTCCAGTTAGGGCTTTCCACCCTATTTTCCCCAAAACACTTACCATTTCAAATAAAGATTTAATTGGATGTAAAGCGGCATTTTTTAACCAATCGAACACTGCAAGTCCTTTATTTTTAAGAAATGAAAAAATATTGTCAATACTTGTTGATGCATCACTGATCCAATTCCATGTATTGACTATTCCTCTCTTAAAAAAATTCTTACCAAGTGCCCTTTCAGATTTTTTATAACTTGTTTGTGCCTTTCTTATATTTTCATGACTATAAGCTGTTTTTAATTGATTAGTTTTTTGTGATAAACCATTTAATTGATTTTTTACAGTCAAATTTAATTTTTCATATTTTTTATGAAATATATCTACATTTTTTATTCTTTCAGAATATATCTCTTTATCACCATCGAAATTTTTTAATTGATTTCTTATATCTATAAGAGAATTTTTTCTTGTTTTTATTCCAGATATAATGTCTTGTATATTTTTATTGAATTCTTTATCTTTATTAAATTTTTCTTTTAAAGATAAAGATGTCTGTTTTTTTAAACTATTAATACTTTCAGAAAATTTCTTTAAATCTTCTTGATTTTCTTTTCTTAAATCATCTATTTTTTTCTTTACAATTGCAATGTTAGTATCTATTCTCTCTTTTAATTTATCACTTTTATTTTCTATTAAATATTTTTCTAGAAACTTTTTGACTGAAAATATAGTTGTTTCTACTTCTTTTGAGGTATTTTCTTTATTTCCACCTTCATTATTTTGTGGTGATGGCTGAGTTAACTTCTTGAAAAAATCATTATTTGGTATGTCATTTTCAGCCATTTATCCTCTCTTCGATAGAAGCTTCGCAATATTATTTAATGCTTTCAAAATACTATCAACTGCCTTATTTTTATACTCATATTCTGCTTTCTTCAATTCTTGCTTATGTTTTTCTTTACTTTCATAATGTTTCTTAAAAGTATATATAAGGTACGGTGTCTCATCTACACCCATATTTATAGCTTCTTGGTACGTAAAAGCACCTTCCGAATAAATGGAAAGTTCAATACAATCATGTATAACCTGAGGGTAAGGAATCCCCCCTGACATTATATGATAAAAAAACTGAGAAGATTGATCTCCTCTTTCTCAATTTCATAATCATCATGTTGGAAATGGAATGTCATATCAATTCCAAATTTCAATTTGTCAGCAGCCTTTTCAATTTTCTCTAGATCTCTTGGATTGCAATATTCAACTAAAAATTTTACTTTGTCTGCATACGATAAATCAACTTCATCCCACACTTCATCATCGTCGTCATTTTTAATTTCCACTTTTCCTACAAGAGCCGCGAGCGCACAATATCTACGGTCAATTACAGAATCTCTCGCTGCATGAGTTTTTATCCATTTTTCCATTTCTTTTTCTGTTTTTCTTAGAATTGGCTCAACATATATTTTCACACCACCTGAAACTTCTACAGGCTCTTTAATTTCTTGTTCTAAATATGTAGTTTCTAAATCAGAAATATCTATTTCAACTTCTTTTGGTGGCTTATCTTCATCATAGATATGTGGAAATTTTGCTTCATCGCCAATTGAACTCTGACGTATTCTTACTAAAAGAAATGTCCTATCTTGTGTGCAAATTTCATCTGGATTAAACGGTTCCCCATCAATAGTTAAAACACATTCTTCGAGAATTTCATCAAGTGATTGATTAATGAGATATTCATCTTTTTTTTCAAGTGCTTTCAAAAATGATTTTATTTCTTTGTTCTTCATTGGTCGATATGTAGCTTTTCTTCTTAAATAAGGAAGTTCAGCGACACATTCCGAAAATTCTTTATTTTTTGATAATCTTGCTTTCAAATCTTTAAATGTTTTTGACATAATATAGAACTCCTACATTAAAATATTAATTATACAAAATCTATGCAAAAAATAAAAAAAGGTGGAACAACAAATTCCACCTTTCCTTAAATTATTAAATTTTGATTTATTGTGGGTTAAATCCGCCATTTTCTGGTAATGCAGTTCCACGATCAACTTGAACAACATCGCCACGAATCATAGATTCAGCTTTAGTATGATTACCAAAGTCAGAATCGACAACAAAGTAGTCATATGAAAATACAACATCAAATGTTTCAACTGCTGCGTTTTGATCGTGCCCAACTGATATTTCGCCAACTGTTTTTGGCCAAGTTCCAACAAGGTTGTAAGAAGTAACGATGTTTCCAGTTCTTGCTAACTGTGCAACACCTACTTGATCAGATTTATATTCATTTGAGTGGCCAGTAGCACCAACACCAATATCATACACAATTGCACTCCATGAATTGAAAAGACGATGTAATTCATGGGCTTCATCGCTCAAGAAAGTTACTGTCCAATCTGCAAATTCTGGAGTTGTACCAAGTTTTATGTTTACGCCTTGGAACGGAATGTTTACGTTTCCAACATTGTATGGGGGAAGTGTTGTAGTTCTTGCCATTGCGGTTACAACTGTATCAGTTCCAATATGTGGGATATGTACTAAGAAAAGATATGGACGGCCTGGATCGCCAATAGTTTGTCTAAAACTAAATAAGTTGAAACCTTGTGTATCTGGAAGTGGCATTAGTTATTCTCCTACTTTATAGTTATATATAACCCTTAATTAAAATTTATGATGAAACTCTTTCCACTACTTCCGTAAATTCAACACCTGTTCCCACAGCGGTAAATGTAAGTCTAATGAACTCAATAACTCTGTTTGGTTTAATCAAAATTTCGGCATTGAATTCATTTGCATCAATAACTTCTGGTGGGTTGTTGCTTTCATCAGCTACCACTAAGAAATCCGTAACACCTCTTCTTGCTTGAACTTGTGATAAGAATGGGTTAACAAGTCCACGGAAACGGGATCTTGTAAATGCATCGTTAAACTCGAATAAGAATGCTCTTGCTGCTTTCTTAATGGATTTTTCAAGGAACAAGAAGAGACGACGAACGTTAATTCTATCAAATGCACTTGCAGTTGATTGAAGCGTCTTTTGTCCCCAAATTACAATTCCTTCACCAACGAAGTTAACAATTGGATTAATTCTGTTGTAATAAAGAATATCTCTTTGACCTTTATTTGGGTTAACTGCAATGTCGATAACATTGCTAATGATACCTCTATTAAGACCGGCTGGAGCGAACCAAGATGCATCAGAGAAATCAGTGAATGCCATGACGCCAGCAGCAAATCCAGACGCAGGAACCCAACGTTCAACTTCTGCGAATCTATCGAAAATTTTCATCCAGTTACCATAAATTGCACTGTAAGAACTGTTGATTGTAAGAGTATTTGCTACATAGTTCTTCATTGAAGTAAACGGTGCAGAAATTGGACGGAAGTTTGTTGTGTTGAGAACTGTGCTAAGAGGAACATTGAGAATTGCAAAGCAATCTTTACGAATATTTTTGCAAAGATCATCTAATTGACGCTTAACGATGTCTGGATAGTTTGCATCAATAAGAAGATCAACTTCAAGCTCTTCTGGGTTAGAGAAGTGTTTCGCAAGCTGAGTTTGCATTTCTCCGGTCAAATCAGAAAGACTTGTTCCAGTTTCGGTACCAGTTAGTTCATCAGCACCGCCCAAGAATGTTCTTCTTGTGGTAACAAGAGAAATTCCATCAGCAGAAGAAGCTTGGTCTCCAATGAAGAAATAAATGAATCTTGAATTTCCATTTACTTGCGCTGGACCAAACATTCTGTTACCAACACCATCTCTTTTATCTTCATCATTTGAGAAAACATAGCTCTCGACGTTATTGCCGAATTCATCCCAAACGAGAAGAACACCTTCGTCCATTTCATCTGGGCCATTTTCGAAGTTAGTAAGAGTATCAAGCATTGCAGTGTCAATCGTCCAATCTGTTGTTCCAGTTGGTGGAGGAGTCAACACATCATATTTGATAAGAGATTCAGAAAGAAAATCTTGTGCTGCTGTACCAGAAGATCCAGTTGTTGCAGGAGTACCATTGAAATATTTGTCTGCAATATCATTTTTCTCATCTTGTGTAAATGCTTCTACTAATTCATTTTTAAGATCAACAAGAAGAAGCCAATCTGTTGAATTGACAACAGTTACAGAAATATCATCATAGTAAGTTCCTGGCCCAACACCATAAAAGTGATAAGCATCCTGGCTGAAAAGGTCGTTACTTGTATGATCTAATTCACCTGAATCTGTGCCTTCTGGAAGAGTATAGTCTTTTTTAGCTTCGTGTTCTTTAATGTCGCTATAATCTAGTGGGAAATCTTCAGTCAATTTAGTAGTGGTTTCAGTTTGAACAGAGCTTCCACCACCACTTGAAGAGAGTCCTACTGTTAAACCAGAAACAGCCTTTTCATCATCTTCAACGCGAACAACATGAAGTTGGTTAGATGCTTTAAGAAATGCTTCGGCAGTAAACCAATGAGTATAGTTCACATCATTTGGTCTTCCCAATATATCTTCAAGGTCTTTAACACTGGTAAGAATAATTCTTTTATTTACTGGACCTTTGACAGTATGCATTACCATCCCACCTACAGAAGTAGTAACAGATGGAATTATTTGCGAAACATCTCTTTCTCTGATTTGAACGCCTGGAGATAGATTATCTGGCATTGGATTGCTCCTGTATAGTGATTAACTGTTTCCAGCTATTACACTGATTATTCTTTATAATTTCGTCACCAATTATTTATAACGAATTGACTCTATACGGACTGGCAAAATATATCTTCACCACCAAACGTCATCGTTATTTGCTGGTCTAGATCCATTTACGTCCCTGTCCAACCAATTGTCATGTTTTTCAGCGTCAGATTGTAAAAATGACTGCCATACATCATATGCTTGATTATCTTCATTTTCATCATTTTCAATTTCTATATCCTCAATTTTCCAAGATTCTTTTACATCTTCAAAAAATGGAGACTTAAGGAAATATGAAAGCCAAACGCAGGTCATAACAATATCATCGAAGCATCCTTGGCTATTTTTAGCCTTAAATACGTCTTTACGAACTTCTTCAAAATATCCTAATTCTTCTATAAGTTGCTGATCTTTAACGACTATTTTGAAATTTTCTAATAACTCTTTAAACCAAGAACATGCTGTAGGTTTATTTGATTTTGTCGCATATATTCCATATGACTGTTTCTTATAATCATAATAAAGATTTTCATATTCATAAGGAGTTTCAAATAATCTATTTCTTACTTCTTCTCCAAGGTTACCGTTCGTTTCAATAATAATATATGCATTATTCCAATAATGCCCAATTTCATAAACTATTTTTGTAAAATCTTGAACCCGTATATCATTACGCCTATAACAACATACTTGAACTGCCGCTTCTTCAGGAAAATCAGTTATATCAAATACATTAGCAACCGAGTAATCAGAACCAACACCTTGAGATACATCTAAACATATTGCATATCGTCTAGTTGGATCTGATTTCTCCCAAAATTTAGTATATTGATCTGGTTGTTCAAGAGGTTCTTCCCATTTCATACTATTAATAATGAAATCACCATCTATTAATGTAGTAGCAGATCCATGAAATGCACAAGAAAATTCTTGATTAAAAAGAACTTTACCAATGTTTCTTATAGTTTCTTTCTTCCATTTTTCATCTCTATCAGGATGACATTCCCAAGTAAATTTCATAGGAATAAATGAATTTCTTCCATCTATTGCATCTTTCCATATTTTGTAAAAATAATTTGCCGTACCATTTGGAGTTGAAACAACGATAATTGAACCACCAGTTGAAATGGTAGGATAGTTCGAACTCCAAAATGCTTCTGCAACACCAGGACTCACGAATGCAAACTCATCTAATAATAACAATGAAACAGATAAACCTCTTAAAGCAGATTCAGATGTTGCTTTACAAATTATTTCACTGTCATTATCAAATCTTATACTAAATTGGTTATATTCATTTGCTCCAGGTTTTAAATATTCTGGTAAGTTTTCATATGCATATTTAATTTCTGTCAAAATGGATTTTGCAATATCAGCTTTGTTTGCAAGAATTGCAACAGTTTTTTCTTTATTAAACATTGCGTACCAAAGTAAAAAGATTGCCGAGCAAGTCGTTTTGCCTTGTTGTCGCGCAGAAAGTAATACATTGAACCTATTATTTTGGA